CTCTGTAAGCGCGTCTGTAGAATTACTTCCTGCATCTAAAGTTGTAGAAATCTGATTTAGGAAGGAAGTCATCTTACGTGCCGCTGAAGCTGAACCAACAACAGTTGCCTGCGTTACGCCAACTAGAGCATGTTCATAGTCCTTCTTAATCTCCTTCAACTTCTTGGCGAGATTTAGGGCTGTTTCGGTTTTGCGGCCATGTGTGGCTACTGCGTCTGCTGTAGCACTGATCTGGAAACCCTTTGTAAGTATCTGTGTGGTGTTAGTGCGTTCTACTTGTGCGTCCAATGTAATCATGGTCGCATCCGCACCTTCAACGGCGGCATTCACGCCAGCCGCAGCTAAAGAATCCTCGATAAATGAGAATGTTCGTGCAGTTATCTTTTCGTTCTTACACATAGCCAACATAGGCGTATCGAAGGGGCTGATGGAAACCAAAATATCCGAGACGTCCTCTTTCTGGCCGATTGTCGTGTAGCTTGTTAAAGTAGCCATAGTATTTATTCCTTATTTGTTTTTTAAAATTAGGCAAGATTTGATCAGTCTGACCAACCGCTCATAAGAGCTGATGCAATGTCGTCTAAATCGCTATGCCCATGTAGTCCCGCTATGGCCTCTTGCCGTTTTTTGGCAGTAGACGATGCTTTGTTTGGTGGGGCTTTCTTGGAACTCAAGACTTTTGTTTTGCCGTCCTTAGACTTAGTGAGTTTGGCCTTAGCTTTTTTACCTTTGGCGGACTCTTTGTTTAAGTCGTACAGACGTGCTTTGTTGATCAGCATTATGACCTGTGGGTCTGTGTACTGATCGACAGCTTCTTGTGGCATTCCTGATTTGACTGCATAGTTACGGATGTCTGCGTAGAGTTCGTTTCCCCAGTCAGGCAGTTGATCTTGGAGAACCTTAACGCACTCTTGCGCGGCTTCCTTGTTGAACTGCTGTTGCTGTTGTTTCATCTGTGACACAAGTTGACCGCTTTCTTCCTTTAGGAAGGTGAGGTCTTCTTCTGCTTGCTTCGCATCTATTCTTAGCTGTGCAAATGTATCAGGGTCCATTTGACGAGAGGCTACCAACATATCAATGTCAGCATAAGGCTTATACCTTGCTTCTGCGCGTTCCATTAGCTTTTCGTATGACAACTGCGTTTGCACTAGACTTTCGTCTGATGCTTTCCGTTGGTGAGCTAAATCTTGAGACTTTTTGGTTAAAGACGCTTCTTGTCCGTAGAGCCGCTTCAAGTCCTTAACAGATACCTTCTTAGACTTACCATTGACTGCAATTTCCACAAGCTGATCGTCAGATGCGGCTAAGGGTTCTTCATCCTCATCCTCATCATCTTCGCTCTGGTCATCTTCGTCTTCTAGTTCATCCGCATCAGGGTCTTCGGGACTATCTTCGTCTTGTCCAGCTTCGTCGTCTTCTTCTAGTTCATCCTCATCAACATCTGTCTCATCAGTGCCTTGGGATGGTGTATCTTCGTCTTCAGTATCTTCGGATAGGTCTTCACCGTCCGTCCACTGACCTAAGATTACATCTGCCGCTCCATCTACATCGAGATTTAGTGGCTGAGAGTTGTCATTTTGCACGTTGTTCATGGTGCTGGCTCCTCTTGGCTGTTGTCGCCGTTCTGCTGTTCAGTGATGCTTTGGCTCACTTGAACTCGCTGTTTTAAAGTATCCACCACGTCAACAATTGCGCGATAGTGGTTATATGAATACTCTCGTTTTTCTACGTCTTCTGGGCCTGTATTTACAAAAGTTTGAAAGGCTCGCTCGACGAGTTCGTTGATGACTGAGTTGAAAGCGGAGTTCTGTAGTAGAACCTCCGCCTCATCTCCAGCCACAATAAGTTGCTCTTCTTGTGTAGGCATGTGTTTTCCTTATTAGTGGGGGTGGCTTATCCGTTAGGACTTGCGATTGCTCTGACATCATCAGCAGTTCTTGCAATCTTCAGCTCTTCGAGGTTCACGTACTCTTTGTGCTCGAATTGAGTTTCAGCTAAGTCTTGTCTGTCAGATTCAAGGGCAAATGTCCGTTCAGCTTTCATTTGGTCTAGCTGTAGTTTCATCTGTCCTAATTCTTGTGTGAACTGTGTCTTCAACTCGGCAACGCTTGTCTGCCGCTCTTGTAGTTCCAGTTGCTTCTGTGCCATCTGCATCTGCATCTCTTGTGCTGGGTCTGGCGGTGGTGGTGGTATCGTAGCTGGGTCTGTAAGGAAGTCAGCAATGTTCTTGATACCTGATTTTTCTAGCACTGAAGACAGCATCTTGAACTTGTTCTCTGATGAGTACATCTGTCCTAATGATGGATCGGCTGAGAACATCTGGTGAAACGAAAGATACTTCTGCACCATCTGCTCTTGATCACCATACCCCAAGTGAAACTCTACCTGTACGTCACGTTTATCAGCCCATTGCGCTGGGCTCACATTGACAAAACGCCCTGCTAACTCAACAATCTTCTCTTCACTCTCGTTCTCGACGACCAATTGGTAGACCATGCTGAAAAGAGGTTTAAGGAAGTTGTTCGCAAAGTTTCGCGCAATGATCTTCTGGCGTTGCTGACTTAATGTCGCCAACTGCTCTACCATTGCCGCAGAGTTTTGTTTGCTTATAGCATCTTTGTTTAGACCTTGGGATAGGCGGGAGACACCAGAAGTGTCTTCTTTATCCTCATCCAGCATTTGAATCGTTTGAAATACATACGGATTCAGAGATGCTTGAGGCATAGGGTTGATTGCGTCAGGGCGTGTCACGTTGACAATACCACCAACACGATTGTCGATCAGCTCTCTTGGGTTCGTTAATCCTCCTTTGACAACCGTGTATCTAGGGTTGTTTGTAACCATCGCATGGTCAAGGATTGAACGAGTAAGAACTGTTCGAGCATTCTGTATTCCAAGTAGCTTCTCGGCAAAGTTGTTACCATGAAAAGCGTGTGGAATAGGAAGAGGAACAAAAGCCACGAATGGGCGTCTGCTGACAACTTCTTTTTCTAATAGTACGTTTGAGCACTTAACGACCCTGTAAAGATCAGTAACTCCAGTGCCTTCGACATCTAGTTCGATGTACGCTTCAACCACAGTTACCTGTCGTGACTGGCGCTGGTCGCCTTTACCGTTGAAACCACGGCCTGCACCAATGTCGTCAAATCGTGCTAGTATTTCTGGGTCACTGTCAAAATCAGTGTCTTCGTTATCTGAGATGTCAGCAACCAAGTCCTCGTCATAGCCCATCTCAATCAACTCTGAGATAGTCTTCTTGGTACGATGGGCACAGAAGCTTACAGTATCTAAAGACTTTGCTTGTGGCTCAATTAAGAACTCTTCTGGTGCAATCGCTTCGATCTTTACCTGTGAGGTATCTCGCGTAACACGTAAGTCGCCAGAGAACATTCCCATGTCATCTTGCTCTATCTCTTCGATCTCAACGTTTTCTTCTGAAAGGATTACGTCGAGCTCCTCTTCTGTGAGGTTATCTATACGCTCAAGACTGCTCTCGTCTTGCATACACCAGAATATCTTAGCGATGCCTGCTCGGGCTATCAGTCCATCGTGGATGACAGTCTGCATGGTCTCAAATAGGTTGTTCTGGCGATGCAGTACAAAGTCTGTGTACTCTGTGCAGACCTCAGCAGTATCGACATCATCCATGTTCTGAGGCGTAAACCGAAGGGTCTTGTTGCCTGTGCTGAATGTCTCTAGCAGTGCCGCCTTCATGCTTTCTACGGCATCATATACGTCTTGGCTCACGTACTTACTGTTACCATCATGCGCTGGGCGTGGTAGCTTGGCTGAGTAGTAGTCCATTACCTTACGGCGCTCTTGCGATAATTCGCTGTCGTGATAACCGATTGAACGTCTTAGGCTTGTATCAACGATGGAGACGATCTTTTCGTCATCAAGTGATGTGTATTCGTCTTGTGATTTCATGTTTAAACCATCTCTATATAATAATCATCTACTGCTTCAATTGGTTCCCAAGCACCCTCATGGATGTGATTAGCTAAGGCCAGACTCATAACGCAGTCATCAAAACATCCTGATTCAGCCTCCATGCCACCACTTTGTGTGACGATGTATGTAAGCATTTCTCGGATTGTGACTTTATCGTTTAGTTCGATATTTCCCTCTCGAACTGAGGCCCTGAGTTCATCTATAATCAGGGGTTTAGTCTTAGACGTTGTAGTGAAACCTAGCTTCATGGTTTCCCTCTCAGTCAGTTTGTCTACTTGCAACTCTGTGTAAAAGTGCGGGTAGGCCATGTCTTTACCAAGGCGAGTACACGTAAGTATTCCGTGACTGTTGTTTTCCACTATGATGTAGGCGAAGTTAAAGAACTCACCCATCTTATAGAGAACCTCAGCAAAATAGTCGGGATGAACTTGGGCACGATATGTTGCGACTTGTCGCTTTTTACTGTCGAGGACTTGAGCAACTGAATAGTCACCGCCTCTAACTCCCATAGCGACGTCAGCACCAATTGTGTACTTCTCACCGTCGTCTATTTTTCTATAGAGAGTTAGTTCCCCACGGACATTCTCTAGCCACTCATCACCCTCTAAGGCGAGGCGGGATGTCGGGTCTTGAGTTTCGTGTAGGCATTCTTGTAGCGTCTCTGGGTTGAACACAGGACGTCCAGTTGTCAGGAAGGCTTCTTCTGGTTCTGCTGGATACTCTTGCTTAAAAAGGTCAATGCCGTTCTGAGCAATCTTGCGTCTGCGGAACATTAGCTGTTCTTGGTCTAAGGTATACCGCTCCTCAAGCTCTTCTTCTTCTGGAGTTATCTCAAAGTTACTAGGTACTGGCTCTCTGTACTCTGGATCAATAAACCAAGGTATAAACACTGGGACATATCCGTTAGTTCCGTCAACTGCACCCTTCCATAGATCATAGAATATCCCTGAGACACCATTAGCCGTACTCTCAACAAAGATTGCTGTGTTTGGCTTATTGGGCACAGCTTGCGTCATGCCGTTCCAGTTCTCTAGCGCAGTGGACTTCTGCCAGAACGCAAGTTCTGAAGCGTGGACGTGTGTCAAAGTCTCACCTCGACCAATACTCTCACCTCCAGCAGTAGCCACAACATATGAGCTGTCTAAGACATCAAAGGTCAGCTCTCGTCGTGAGGAATACTTAGTGTGCGGCTTGAGTAGCTCGGGGCAGTTCTCATGGTAACGCTTAGTCATGTCAAAGAGGGCGCGTGTACTATCAGAGTGGTGTGTGACCACCATCGCTTTACAGGCTTTTCGCTGGGAGACGTTGAAGTACAGGTAGCCACCAACGTATGTCGATAGTCCCTGCTGCCGTGCTTTCAATATGATGATGCGTACTTTACCTTCAGACGCCATCTGTTTCTCAACAGCATCCTGTAGTATTTCTTGAGCTGGCTTTAGGTTTAGTGATTTGATGTCGCCATCTTTGGTCCGTATTTTGAGAGCTGACTTACTGTAGAAGTTAAAGTCACCATAAAGTTTACGGCGTACTTCTTTAAGTTTCGTTTCCATCAATTGTGTTGTCATTTTGCTCTTCTTCTGTGTCAGCTACTAAGAGCGACTCCAAGAAGGCTTCGGCTTTACCGATAGTGACTTCGCTCTTTGCGGCTGGTTTTGTTTTAGTGAAATCTAAGACCATCCTAGCCGCCATGAGTTTGTCTCTGTTCTGGCAAGGCTCTCTCATAATTTCGACTGCTGTCTTGAGTGCCTCAATGGCATAGACATCATCTATTTCGTTTTCTTTAGCCATAATCTTGACGATCCTTTCGGCATCAGCTTTCGCTTGTTTTCTTATCGGGGTGATTGCTTCTAAGGTATAGCCATCTGGTGTACCTTTTGGCCTACCACCGCTCTTACGCTTTTTTGTTGACCACGACTTCCGAAGGGCTCTTCCCTCCTCGGTCTCCATCAAAGTTGCAAAGTAGTTCTTTTTGCCCGCTTGGTGGCCCTTTTTTGGATGTGTCAGTACCTTCTTTGGGGACTTTTTTCTGGGGTTTAGTGGGGCTGGCATCTGTAACTCCTAGCTTACTCCTTTGGTAACAAACGAGGCCCCATTACTGGGACCTCATGTTATCTATGCGGCTAGTACACCGCCACTCTGTGGGCTCAATGCACCATTGGGCATCTGAGGTTCTTCTTCCTCACCAGCCTCCATTGCAAGCATTGCTGTTACTATGGCTAATATTGTTGCAAATGAGCTTGAGTAGAACCTAATCTGCTTGTTGCCAGCTTTCTTAAATTCATCCCTGATAACTTTAGTTGTCTCAGGCATTAATTCTTTGGCAAGTTTTGGATTGAACATATAGACCCACAGTGGATCAACAGCCGACTCTGAAAAGTTCATCGCATACTTTTGATATTTTTTGAGATGCGGTTCTGTAGAAAACCTTTTAACTGCCTCATCTTTGGTCATAGATGGATTTTTCGCCATGACGTTTTTGACAATCGTTGAGAATGACCTTACCGCTTTTGTAGTATTTGGGTTATTCTCAGCATAAGCCCTTATATTCCACTGTAAGTTCACAATCTCTTTAAATATAGGGCTGTTTTTTGTCAGATTTTTGTCCATTAATACTGGAGCAATTATACTGCCTGTAAAAGTTCCATCGCCATATTTATTTCGCTGCCCAGTGACAACGTTAATACCAGATTTTGATCTTGGATTTGATATGCCTTTACCTGAAAGATTACCTTCAGCAACACCATGCGCTATCTCATGTAGGAGAGTTGTTAGGGCTTGCATGTCTGTAACTCTTTTTAGCTTTTTAGTTTCTTTATTTAAACCATTTGATGCATTGGGAAGCAGTGTAAATATTGTACCGCCAGCACCGCCTTTGTTGCCATATTCGTGAAAGAAAGCCTGTGTTCCATCTTCAATAGTACCAAACCGAGTCGCGGCTGCATCTTTAAGTGCAGTTATACTTTTGAAAAGTTTTACTACTAGACCTAGCTTCTTAGCCGCGTCTAGTGCTGTAGCCCAGTCTTGGATACCATTTTCATACTTTGTACCTTTCTTACCGATTTCAATTAAGGCTTCGGCTTCTGGTAATTCTGCTTGTACTTCATCTGGTTTAGGGGGTCTTGTACCTACAGGGTCTGGTGTTCCCAGTACCCCTTGTCCTCCGCCATCTCCCACGTTGGGTTCTTGCTGAGTTCCTCCAGTAGTTTCTTCTGGAGCTGGGGCTGGAGTGGATTGTGGATCCAAGACAGGAGGTGGCGGTGGTACCGCTGTACGTGGTGATCCTGTTGTTCCTGTTGGCTCATTTGGCTTATCAACTCCTGTGTTTATTGCCGCCTGTTGTGACACTACACGAGTATGGTACGGCATTAGGTACTTATCTGCAAGTTTTCCGTTAGATAAGTTCTTTCTTGCACGATCAATGATAGCCTGTGAGGCTGTTCTTGGGTCTTTACCTAAGCTCAATTGGTACTCGCTCAGAGAGTTTTCAAGAACAAGCCTGTCTTTATCTGTAACAGCTTTATCTGCACCTAGTTTATCTACTAAGTTCTGAACAAACTTTCTGTTGTCATCAATGCCTTGCTGTACCTCTGGGCTACGCTGTTGTGTGGGGGTTGTAGGTGAGGCTGGGTTAGGCTCAGTGAAATTAAAACGATCACGTATTGCGGCTATTGCAAGGCTTAGTGTTTGATCACCTTTTGGCATTGCACCTAGTTTATTGAAGTCAGCATAGGTTCTTAGAGATTTCTTTTCTTCTTTAGATGTACGCTTGTCTGCTAACCTAGCATCAATAATACGCTGTATTTCAGCATCTATCTCTTTAATAGACATACCTTCAAGACTGGCTTTTTGAGCAAGTGCGTTGTGCATTGTGCCTCTAGGGTCAGCTCTCTGGTTAAGTCTTGCGTCTCCATAGTTAGGGGCATAACCTTCATTGTACTTAACAACATTCTGTGCCGCTTGATCTTTGGCTTTTACTGCTTTTGCGGCGGCTATCTTAGCTTTTGCTGCGGCTATCTTAGCTTTACTTGCCGATGCCTGAGCGGCTTTAATACGTTTAGCCCTACCTTCTACAACAACTCCGACAGGAGAGGGCATACCCGCATTCTTTGTGTTCTTTTTAACAAAGCGGTTCACTTTAGACCTACGGCCTGTAACTGCATCTATTGCACGACCACCAATAACTAAAGGTATCTGTGTTGCTAGTGATGTACCACCAGTACCAGCAACAGCACCTAAGTTTAACATAGTGCCTATTGATCTTGCAGGATCGTATGATTTACCAATTTGAGGTAGTGGGTTAAAGACATCAGTAAACTTTGAAAAGCCACCTTTAAGACCAGCCGCGTATAACTCTGTAACAACATTTGATTTATACATTGACTGAACAAGCTGTTGGCCTTCTAGTGCCTTGCCTACAGTGTCTTTTATAAATTGAATGTCTTCATTAGAAACTACAGAACCTACTTTGGTATTGGCGTTTTTAACTGCTTGGTTAAATCTTTCTAAGGTTGCTTTATCTGCACCTTTAAGAACGTCTTCGCGAAGGATTTGTGCGGCAGTGTTTATATCGACAGTATTCTTTGATCTAGCTGTGTCTAAGGCAGTGTTTGCACCCTTTTTCGATGAAGGGTCAATGTTTTTTAGGTTTAAACCTTCTTTACTAGAAATTTCTTTTAGCATCCTAGCAACATCAGCCGCCGCTTGGTCAACTTCTGGATCAAGTTCTTGGCGAGGCTTAAAGACAACTTCACCAGTCTTAGATACAGTTGATATAGCTGTGCTAACAGTGCCAGAAGATGTACCACCAATGATGGCCTCACCAAATGCTTGTTTTGGGTCTACATTAAGGCCAGCTTCAGTGTTTACTGATGTACCAACTTGTTCAACAACACTCTGTAGGCCCTCTGTGCCAAACTCTTTAAGGGCTGTCATCAACACCTTACTTTTACCACCCAGTCCAATTGAGTCGAGCAATGCTATTCCAGCAGTAGACGTAGAGACATACAAGAAATCATCCATGTTGGGCTTGTCTCTGCCTTGGTTACTTGCTCGCTCTAAAGCCATCGGGCCTAAATGTTGTGCGGCACTAAGGACCATAGGGGCCACAATAGCACCACCAATAGCACCTGCTGGACCAAGTGTTGAGCCAAGCGCGGCCCCACCAGCTCTCGCTCCAAGCTGACCAACAAACTGTGCACCTTGCTCTATTGTCGCTTTTGGTAAGTACTTATAATCGTAACCTAAGAACTGGTCTGGATCGCCTTTAATAAACTTAGCAGATGCTGACTCATAGCCTTCTGGTGCTTCAGTTAAGTTTGTTAGAAATTCACCAGTCTTTTCATAGCCAAGAACACTTGCAGTTGTACCCATAGCATCCAAAGGTGCGTCTACACCTTGCGCGATAGCCTCCATGAAGCCACTTGTAGGACTGTTTATACCAGTGTTATCAGTGTTATCACTGTTATCAGTGTTATCATTAGCTGGAGGCGTATCCTGTGGTCTTAAAGCCCTATAGGCGTTTGCAACTTTATCAAAATCTGGAGTACCCTTTTTGTCTTTGTTTTGGATAAGCCAGTTGGCGTATTTATCTAATCTAGCAACATCAGCCATAGTTTTTCCTTATTATTAACCTATAATAGCGTCTGCTTCATTGTATAGAGCGTCATTATTATTTGTAGGGTTTATTACATCAGACGGGTCTTGGTAATCTTTTCCATGTACGATTTCGTTGTATACTTTCTTGACTTGATCAAGATTACGCTGGAACTCTTCTTTATTATTAGACTGCTTCAAGTTACCGAGGGAAGAACTAAGTAATCGAAGTTCTATATTGGATACCTGACCTAAAGCACCGCCTGTCTTAGATGCGTTACGCATTGCCTGTAGCCTATCAAACGCAACAGCGGCCTCTATAGTTTCAATGTTTAACATGACACTGTGTGCTGGCGTGTTCGGTACTGACTTTAGTAAGTTTCCAAAGATACCTGTGGCATTGTCAAATATGTTCATAGAATCAAATATGTTTTTAGATGTATCATTATCAAGTGACGACTGTATGCTATTGATAGACGCAAGTGCCGCTTGTCCGTATCTTAGTGACTCAGGGGAAACTGGTTTGTTATTTTTAGCGTCTGCTTTAGCCTTCGCCGCAGCCATGCGTGCTTCAGCAAGTCTTGTTGTCTCGTCTTGGTTGAACTTAGCAATCTCGTTGGCTCTGTTAGCATCTTGTATTTGACCATACTCGTCCATGCCCGCACCGAGAGCCTTGTTTAGACCTAAGTCAGAGTTTGCCATTATTCTACCGCCAGCCCTCATCAACATTTCGTTTCTACCGATCTTGTCGTAGGGCATGGATGAACCACGAGCATTCGCAGATGACGCTGAGAATGACCGTGAGTTTGCTTGGTTTGTGTTATCGTCCATAAGGATTGGCGTATTATTTGCTACCTTGGCGTTTTCGTCACTTAAGACGGCTTCAGTAGACATATCAGAGTCTGACATTAGAGTGCCATCGTCCATCCTGTGGTATCCAGCGGGAGCGTCTGATTTAGGGATTTCCATGTATGGGTCTAGCCGTGCTTCCGTGGGCATAGGCATATCTTGTTTAGGGATTTCCATGTATGGGTCTAGCCGTGCTTCTGTAGGCATAGGCATATCTTGTTCAGGGATTGCTTCATCTGGGCCGTCGTAAAGAACAGGTCTCTTATAAACAGGTGGGACTACATTGCCATCATCAAAAAGAGTAGTGAAAGGTGTTTTTTTTGCTTCTCGCCTTATTGCGGTAAGAGACTTAGCACGTTGGTCTAGTGCATACTCTTTGCCGAAATTTATTGCATCCATGTCACTTTGTTCACCAACCTCCCGATTGGTTGGGTCAGTAAATATTCTCTTA